CAGCAATCTTTCGCGGTATCTATGATCGTATGTATGATAAACTCAATCCACAATCGATTCCACAACTCGTTCTTATTCTTGCTGACTATCAATATAAGAATGCATTTGTTGCAGATCACGAATTAAACGTAGTTGCTTGTATGACGGAGATTATGGCCAATGTCGAATTCGCTTAGTCCATTTGATTTCCTGAATGACATTAACTATGCAAAACAGAATATCATGGTTGATGATATTGCGGAAAAGCAATACAATCCATTTATGATTAATCGTGGTCTGTCCTACTTTAATGATACTGTTCTTATGGCAAATGAGATGAATCTCAATGCTCACCTTGACAACCGTTTACAATTTGACTTTTTTATAAATATTGTAAGAAAAAGAAAACGGTTTTCTAAGTGGTTCAAACCTGAAACCGCAAGTGATGTGGAAGCAGTCAAGACTTATTATGGTTATAGCAATGAAAAAGCTCGTCAAGTCTTGTCCCTTCTCACAAAAGATCAAATTGAAGTATTGAAAAAGAAGGTGAACAAAGGTGGAAGAAAATAATATTGTGGAGTGGACTCCGAGCAGTATGCTTGAAGTCACTCTAAACGAGCCAGATGATTTCCTTAAAGTAAGAGAAACTCTCACTCGCATCGGCGTAGCTTCACGTAAAGACAATAAGCTATATCAATCATGTCATATCTTGCATAAGCAGGGTAGATATTTTATCGTACATTTTAAAGAGTTATTTCTATTAGACGGTAAGAAGTCTAATCTAGAAGAAAATGATATTGCACGTAGAAATACTATCGCAACACTTATGAGCGACTGGGGTCTTGTGACGATTGAAAATAAAGAATCGGCAACTCCTCTGGCGCCACTTAGACAGATTAAGATTATTTCATATAAGGATAAAGACCAATGGGAACTTTGTCCAAAATATAATATCGGAAATAAGTAACTATGTACTTTTGAGAAAAAAGTACTATATATAATCTAGGATGCCGCATGGTGCGGGTCCATTTATACCTTGCTTAATTGGAGGTCAATATGACTAAGGCAACTTTATTGCCAAGAAACGCATTTCTTGGTTTCGATCACATCTTCGACCAGTTGGAAAATATTCACAACCACGCGAAGGATACCTATCCCCCACATAACGTAGTCAAGCATGATCCATATAACTATGAGATCGAATTGGCTGTTGCGGGATTTAGTAAAGAACATATCGATATCGAAGTGAAAGATCACGTGCTTACGATCAAAGGTGATCGTCCACAACGTCGTGAACAGAATCTATATGTTCATAAAGGTATTAGTGCTCGTAATTGGACAAAGTCATTCAGGCTGTCGGAATATACCGAAGTAAACGGAGCAGATCTGGTGGATGGAATCTTGACTGTTAATCTTAAAGTCGTTCTTCCCGAAGAGAAGCAGCCTCGTAAAATCACAATTGGATATAACGAGGAAAAAAATGACAACTCTAGTCCTGAACTACTCAACGAGTCTGCTTGAAAGATTCTGGAGTGGATTAAAAAGAACACTTCAAGGTGTTATGATCGGCTACATGATCTCAAGGCAAACACAAGCTAACTATCATGTTGCACAAATGCTCATCAATGCTGGTGAATATAGACAAGACGAATACTATAATCTTGTACATCAGCTAAACCAAAAAACCATTAAAGACATCTCGAGCATGTACGATGATTAAGTGGTTTTTAAATTTGATTAGCGCTCAAAAGGTTTCATATCAGCAAAACCAGATTGAAAAGTATCTTGCTAATTCAACTGATCTTGTTGATCTTGAAAGACGTCAGCGTGAATTAACTCATGGAAGGTTTAAATTCTAATGTGGCCATACACTGAAGATGAGTGGAAAGATCTTAGCTAATAAATAAAAGAGAGCAGGATAACTTGCTCTCTTTATCTTTAGGAGGATCACATGGATAAATGTAGTTGTGGACACGAATGTCACTGTGGTGGTGAATGCGATAAATGCGCAAACGATGTATGTTATAATTGTGATTGCCAAGAAAATAAGAATGATGTACCAGATTCATTTGTGAAGGAAAATACGTGATGACAAAACAAGATAAATATATTGAGACACGAATATCTCAGTTAAAGGAAGATATGAGTAAAGCTCATGATGAGCACGATAAAGCTTGGTATAATCGTCTTATTCAAGAATTAGATTGGGCCGCTCAAATGAGCACCAAAGCAGACCATAATTGTTATATGGAAAAACGAAATGAACATGAAAGGCTGATGGAAATTTCTGTCGGCGCCACTGGAGGAAAAGAAATATGGACGTAACTAAATTAAGAGAACAACTTGAGATTGATGAAGGTGTAAAGTATGAGATCTATAATGATCATCTAGGCTATGCAACCTTTGGTATTGGACACTTAGTACTTGAATCAGATCCAGAACATGGTCAAGAGATTGGCACTGAAGTATCTGAAGAGCGTGTTATTGAAGCATTTGAACAAGATGTACAAACTGTTCTAGATGAATGTAAAGTTCTTTACGAAGACTTTGATGATTTGCCAGAAGAAGTTCAGCAAATCATTGCCAATATGATGTTCAATATGGGACGTCCTCGTCTCTCAAAATTCAAGGGTATGAAAGCTGGAGTTGATGCTCGTGACTGGAATAAAGCTGCCGATGAAATGGTAGATTCTGGTTGGTATCGTCAAGTCACTAACCGTGCTGATCGCCTCGTACAAAGAATGAGAGCTCTCGCATAAAAACTGTGTACATTTCCTCCCCACTTTGTTATAATAGTAGTATGTTTTGGAGGTTGAATGTCTTTTTATACGAATTACGATCGATACGGTAATTATGTCTTATATCGCGGGTACAACCATAACGGTGTGCCTGTGATGACAAAGTACAAGCTCGAGCCTGAGCTTTACTTACCTACAGATAAAAGAACAGACTGGAAGGCGCTTGACGGAACACCCGTCGCGCCTATTCAGTTCTCAACTGCTCGCGAGATGCGAGAGTTTCTTGACCGCTATGAAGGTGTAAGTAACTTCAAGTTCTATGGTCAAGATCGGGTGATGTGGCAATTCATCCAGAAAAAGTTTCCCAAAGATATCGAATTTAATCCAGGTCTTATCAATGTGGTGAATCTCGATATCGAGGTGCACTCAGAAGAAGGCTTTCCTGAGCCAGATCAGGCTGCTCATCCTATCACTGCGATTACGATTAAGTCAAGTAGATCCTCATTCTATCAGGTATGGGGTTGTGGTGAATACGATGTAAGTAAAACACCACACAAACATCTTCATATTCGATATCACAAATGTGAAGATGAATACGAACTTCTCGAAAAGTTCATGAAGTGGTGGTGTTCAGATTATCCTGAAGTTCTAACTGGTTGGAACATTCGAGGATTTGATATTCCATACATCGTGAATCGAGTTGCTAAAGTATTTGGTGTAAGTATAGCAAATAAGCTATCACCATGGGGTATGATCAGACCAAAGACTGTTAATCTCAAGTCAAAGACAATGACAACTCAGCAATTGTCTGGCATCTCTCAGCTTGATTATATGGATCTCTTCCAAAAGTTTGGCTATTCCTATGGTCCACAAGAATCCTATGCACTCAATCATATTGCGCACGTAGTACTCGGTGAGAAGAAGATGTCATATGCAGAATATGGTTCTCTTCGTAATCTCTATAAAGAAAATCACCAACTGTATATTGACTACAACATCAAGGATGTTGAGCTGATCGATCGCATGGATGAGAAGCTGGATTTGATTGGTCTTGGATTTACTCTAGCATATAAAGCTGGTGTTAACTTTACTGACATCTTTGGTACTACGGCCATATGGGATTCAATTATCTATCGTGAACTATCAAAGCAGAAAGTAGCTATACCTGGACCACCACCTCGCAGTGAACGTGAAAATCTTTCTGTCAAATTTGCCGGCGGTTATGTAAAGGAACCACAGACCGGTGCACATGACTGGGTAGTTTCCTTTGATTTGAATTCTCTGTATCCCAATATTATTGCACAGTGGAATATGTCACCCGAAACTCTTACGATGAATGGTACTAATATATCAAAAGCTGCAAATGGTGTAGGCTTTGATAATACTCGTGAAGGTGTATTTCCTAAGCTCGTTAAGCAGTACTATGCCGAACGTAAAGAAGTCAAGAAAGAAATGATTCAGTGGCAGAAGCAACAGCAAAAGGGTACCACAAAAGAAATTGAAAAACAAATTGCTTCTCTGAATAACAAACAGATGGCAGTCAAGATCTTGATGAATTCACTGTTCGGTGCTATCGGCAATAAGTGGTATCGCTATTTTGATCTTCGAGTTGCCGAAGGTATCACTCTTACGGGTCAGTATGTGATTAAGACATGTGAAGCATCGATTAATAAAGAACTAAATAAACTTCTCGATACGAAAGACAAAGACTATGTGATTGCAATTGATACAGATTCAATCTATGTTAACTTCAGTTCATTTGTCAAGAAGTTCACTCCAAAAGATCCTGTTAAGTTTCTTGATGATGCATGCGTAAATCACTTCAATAAAGTTCTCGCTACATCACTTGAAGAAGTCCATAAAGAAATGAACTGCTTTGAGAATCGAATGGTCATGGAACGTGAAGTGATTGCAGATCGTGGTATCTGGACAGCCAAGAAGAGATATATTCTCAATGTGCATAACTCTGAAGGTGTTCAATACGAAGAGCCAAAGCTCAAGATCATGGGAATCGAAGCGATCAAGTCCTCTACACCGGAAGTCTGCCGCACCAAATTCAAAGACATCTTTAAGATTATCATCTCAGGTACAGAATCTGATACTCAAAACTTTATTAAGAAGTTTAAGAATGAATTCAGATCTCTGCCGCCTGAAGAGGTTGCCTTTCCGCGTGGTGTTACGAATATCACGGACTGGAGTGATCGTAAATTGATCTATAAGAAAGGTACACCGATTCATGTACGCGGTTCCCTCCTCTACAATAGAGAAGCTAAGAGTCGTGGACTGACAGATCGATATGAATTGATAGGTAATGGTGACAAGATCAAGTTCGCTTATCTTCGATTGCCAAATCATATTAAAGAGAATGTCATCTCATTTCCTATGCACTTACCAGAAGAAATGCAATTGCATAAGTATATTGACTATGACAAACAATTCGAAAAGACTTTCCTGGAACCACTGAGATTTATTCTCGATGCTGTACAATGGAGTCCAGAACCAGTGGCTACGCTCGATGAATTCTTTGGATAAAACAGTTTACAAATACGTTCAAATGTTATATAATATATTCAGAATGGAGAAATATTATGAGTAAAGATTGGGTACAAGATATGTACGACATGCATGAAAAGTATGGTGTGCATGATTGGATGGAAAAGAATAAAGATAACAAGGAACTAATGGCAAAGTTTCTTGAGTTTCGTCTAAAGTTCTTACAAGAGGAACTTGACGAGACACGGGCGGCAGCTCTATTCGATGGCAATCCTGAAGAAGTGGTTGATGGTTTGATCGATCTATGTGTTGTTGCTATTGGTACACTCGATGCATTTGGTGTTGATTCACATAAAGCATGGAATGAGATCCTGAGAGCTAATATGGAAAAAGAAGTAGGTGTGAAAGAATCACGCCCTAATCCACTTGGTTTGCCTGATCTCATTAAGCCTGAAGGTTGGACTGGTCCAAGTCATAGGGATAATCATGGAAATTTCGTTAACGCTGTTTAAAAGCATATACGATAACAAAACTGAAAAACGCATTGATCTTGCAAATTTCAATGCGTTTGAACGTGTCTTATATCAACTCGCCGAAAAGCCGAGAGCTGATAAGACCGAAGCCGAACTCATGTCTCCGGCAACTTACCTACCAAATACTACTCGAGCAAATAAGAATGTAGTTGATTGGCATGGTTGGTGTGCAGTTGATGTGGATGACTATGAATTCAATGGAGAATTAGAATATGATTTGGCTGAGCGCTTTTCTGATTATTACTTCGTCTGTTATAGTACTGCTAGCAGCACGCGCGATAATCCAAAGTTTCGTCTCGTTTTCCCACTTACTGAAAGCGTACCAAGTGAAAAGATTAAACATTTCTGGTATGCCCTCCAATCTGAGCTTGGAGAACTTGGAGACAAGCAGACTAAAGATTTGTCTCGAATGTATTACATACCTGGCAACTATGCTGGTGCTTACAACTTTATCTTTAGTCATGACGGGAATTACATTGATCCTCACCGCTTGATGAGTAAGCATGCATATGCAGAAAAGAAATCAGGTAGTTTCTTTGATAGATTGCCTGAGAAAATGCAGAAAGAAATCATTGAGCATCGTAAGTCAAAACTTGAGAATACAAATGTTGTATGGTCATCATATCGTGA